TTTGTATCTAGTGGAATACGCCCACCTAAATCTTCACCAAAGCGTTCAATCAGGGCTTCGCGCCCCATATAGACCTTACGCCATACTGCGGTTACTTCTTCCCATGTACGGGCGATTGTATGGCCAAAGTCACGCCAATATACATAGTCAACAGGAGCGCACTCATACTCAATACGCTCTTGATCTTCTTGTTGCATTGCATCAACGGTTTCTTCTTCATCCGTATTGCTGGTGATTTCTAAACCATCTTCAGGCATATCGCCATCATCGGCTTGTGTACCGACAATATGTGGCTCATAACGAACCCATGCTGTACCGCGACCACCAAGCAAACGATCTTGAACCGATTGATTCATGGCTGATTTGTAGTCACCATAATGTTCAATCTCATACTCTAATGCTCTTTCAAGCATCATTGATGCTACTCGACCTATTGGATCATTGTCGCGAAATCTGCGACTAACATCGGGGCGTGGAAGTCTAGCAAAGATAGCAGGAGTAATGGTTTGGACATTGCTCCATAGGATATTGAACTTGGCGTTAGGGTTATTCCTAGTGCGGCTGTCATCCCTATATCGTTTAATGATTCTATCGGTGCGGCCTTCCCATTCCTTAAAGCTACGCTCGTAGCCAGCGATGGTGTTATACCAATCTTGGTATGTATGATCCATATAAATCCTTAAACGAAGTTGCCGATTGCCATTACGGTTGCGCCAGCACCAGTTGTGACGTTCCATGCGCCATTAGCTGATTGTGCGTTGATTGTTAAGTCATATACGCCTACAGGAGTAGTAGCACCGACTAATGTATAAGATGTTGCACCGTCTAGCAAAGCAACTGTGCCTGTAGCAGATACGGTTACGGTAACGACTAGACGAACTAAAGTATCGCCTTTTGCGCCAGTTGTTCCTAAAACCTGACCAGTTGTGCTAGCAGGTACGATTTCGTAATAAGTTCCAAACGGGAGAGCTACTGATGACATGATTAAATCCTTTTAAAAGTTGATTTGGGGGTTTGTTTCCATAATTCGTCAAGACTTACATCAGTTTGCCCGACATGAAGTCCTTTAACTCTTGTATCTTTAAGGATAGGGCTATCCTCATCTTTCCATACAATTGAGAGATAACGAAACGCATCGGCAGAGTGACTTGTCCAATCATGTTTAGGGCGATCCCGAAATACTTTTTTATCATCATCCCACTCCCTTTGATATTGGCGTAAACATTCGATACCTTCTTCGCATCTATTATCGAACCAACAGCGAGTTAATGCAAGTCGAGTTGCTTGAATTCCATCCTGAAGTGACAGGTTTGGAACAATTTTTAGATGTGTTATGTCGATTTTTGTCGCGAATTGTTCGATTATGCTCTTACCACCTGATGCCATTGTTTTGGCTCTAGCGTCATGGGGCAGGTAATGATAACCGTATTTGTAGCCAAATTCTTCTTCTTTTTGTGCAAGCAATCCTGTATAAAATGGCACGGCTTGACCGTTGCTGGAGTGGTGATCTAGTACCCGTATCTCCCCATAGACCACCTGAAACCACCAAATCGATGTACTGTCGTTAAATCCAAGATCCCAAGCAGTATGGCAAGGAAACATAGGATCATAGTCAACAGTAGTAATGCGCTCAAGATCAGTAATCCTACGCATTTCTTGTCCATAGTACGCTCCAATGATTGCGGCTTCGAATGAGCATAAGAACTCTTGCTCGTATTGGTTGGCAGACATGGTGGCTTGAGCATCTAGTAATTCAGCATCAGGCAATAGCCCTGATTGGTCAGCCCGTAATGTCTTGACGTACCAATTATCGTTCTTTAAAGCATTGTTGTATATGTCATAAAAGGCGTTATGCCCCTTCGGTGTACCAATAAAAGTAGCCCACGTCTGATAGCCATTTAAACCGTTTCTATCGGTCAGTAAAGGGCGAACAATCTCACCCCATAGTCTTGGCTTCATATCAGCGTATTCGTCAAGCACTACGCCATCTAGGTATAAACCCCGTAATGCGTCAGGATTGTCAGCACCAAATAGTCTTATCTTCGCCCCATTAACCAGTTCTACCCATAATTCTGATTGATTGGCCTTTACGATGGCTGGCTGGGCAAACTTTAGCAAGTAATCCCATGCGATGTTTTTGGCTTGTGCATAGTAGGGCGCGATATAAGCGTATCTGCCATCAGGTTTCTTTTCCATGATAGCCCTACGGATAATGTCGCAAATGGTCGCTACCGTCTTTCCTGCACGTCTATGACATACCAATACAGCCCAGCGTTCTTTTCTGTGGTGAAAGTCAAGGAAAACATCCCTAGCTTTATAGGGATAGCGATACTGATAGCGAACTTCTTTCAATCTAAAAAGCTATGTTCGTGAATGTGTTTAACTGGCTCATCCTCTACGCCAACTACTTCAGTACGGGCTAATTTAGGTACATGGAACTCGGCTACTTGCATAAGGCAATCAAATGCGACTTTAGGGCCAAGCTTCTCATTAGTAGCTATGCTATCAAGCCATTCTTGTAATTTATCCGCATTGTTATCAACGAAAGCGGCAAAAGCTAATCGAGCCGCGCCCGTAGCTTTGTTAGGTGTTCCAGCTTGTCTGCCCCCAGTTTTGGGAGATCCTTTAGGTTTTCCACCTTTTCTAGGATTTTCTATTTTAGATTGCATACCTTACCCAAGTGGTTGATTAAGATACGTTAATTCTACACTTATTTGACTTCTTTATCCAAGTCTTTAAGTTTGTTAGCAATCATCTTCCTGCGAGCAATGCGGTCAGCAAGGTTCTTCTCATAGGTTGATTCTTTATGATTACGCAGTAATGCGTTCTCTTTCTTATATTTGTGATCCATATGCTTCATTTGTTTTCCTTCATGGCTTTTTCTAGATGTACTCTAGGTTTAGCGGTTTTAGCCGATTCTTTAAAGTCTTTAGCTGTGGGCGCGCCTTTACTGCCTACCTTACGCATATGCTCTACTGGCAATCCTTCTGCCTTTTCACGCTTGATCCGCTCCTGCTTTTTATGGATATTGGCATAAAGTCCGTTTTTCATGAGCATCCCCATCGTTTTAAGCTTGCTTTGGCTCTTGGTGCATCGCCTTTAGCGTGAGCTACAACGCCTTCCATGCGAGCGCAAAAGCTATTATGTCTGCTACCGCTTTTTTGTGGTGCTTTTAAATGGCTACCATTCTTGGCGTTATATTCCGCTCTGCCTTTGGCCGTCATACCCGCGCCTTCATTGGTTGGCAGATAGTTCTTGCCCTTACCAGTAGTGGTTTTAGATATTGGCTTATCGTGCTTATCCATAGCGGCACGAATAGCATCCTTGCGGTTCATTTTTTAGCAAACTTTTCTAGTTCTAATGCAAGTCTAGCCCTGCGGCCTTCTTTGCCTTTAGCTTCTGCGGCTTTTTCAAGCTTGCCTTTAGGAATGGTTTTATCTTCAGGAACGCCTAATTCTTTCTTTAGCGCGCCCTTATGCTTAATTGCACCTGCGATCCAGTTAGCCATTACATTTCTTCCATTTCTGTCTTTTTTGACTCTTTTTTGGTTTCGCCTTTTTCTTCATTAGACTTCATATGCTTTTTGTAGGCGGCTTCAATAACGTTTTTACGGGCTTTAGCCTTGTCCTGAACACTTAAAGCAATCGCTAGAGCCTGACGTGGGGGTTTGCCTGCGGCTTCCTCTGTCTTGATGTTCTCGCCTACTGCGGCTGGAGATTTTGATTTAACGAGTGGCATATTAACCTTTGAATTTAAGTAAGTAGATGGTTGTGTCGATTTCTTGCGCGATATTGTCGATAAGTTGAACAATTTCTGAATCTTTTGGCAAGTCAGCCCGTGCATCTTTTACAAAAGCTTGCAAGGATTGTAGGTAAGCCAATGGTTCTTTTGGCATATGGTAAACGCTTGGAAACTCGGTAATCTGACCATAAACACCGAAATAAGTTTCTGCAAGTTGGTCAGTCAATTCAATAATGTTCTCGTAGAACTTACCCAGCGTCTTGTGTTTAGCGTAAGACTTGGTGGCCCAATGGAAAAAATGGGTATTTGTTCCCGAATGTAGCAATGTTGCTAGGAATAATGCCATCGACTTTTCCATAAAACGCTCCTTTTGCGTTATTTTATAACACTTTTTTGATTATTCCTAATGCTCTTATTGCCGCATCAACGCTGTCAACACGGCTTACTGCGCCACCTTTCCACTTGCTCATGAAGTCTAGCTGGTCGGTAGTAAAACGTGCCTTGCTATCTCTTTTAATTTCCATGAGCAATGTTTCGCCTGCATAGCCAACCAATAAGTCGGGTACACCATGCTTCATCGCGGCAAGTGATACAACCGTTGCTCCAGCATCACGCAAAGCTTTTACGATTTCCCTGTGGTTAGTATCAATTCGTGCGTATGTCATTGATTTTCCATTAAAATAGATTAGTATTAGCTAACTTTACCATTATAAAGGCATGGTATGACCAAACCTGTGTGTAGTGAGCAGGAGTTTATTGCTTTGTTAAAAGAGCATCGCTCCCCGTCTAGAGTAGCCAAGATATTGAATGTTGATGTTAGAAACGTACAATCTCGCAGAAAAAGAATAGAAAAGAAGTTTGATATTGTTTTTGAAATGAACAATGCTCAAGGTTTGCCAAAGTTTACTATTCCTGAAAATAGAATACGTTGCGAATATGAATTACCTGATGGCGTGGTTTTAGTAGGATCTGATTGCCACTATAACCCTAATTACATATCTACGGCTCATAGGGCGTTTGTACATTTTACGAAACGTTTAAAGCCAAATATGATTATCTTGAATGGCGATTTATTCGATTTTGCCCAAATTAGCCAGCACAATAGGATTGGTTATCAACAACACCCAACAGTCCAGCAAGAATTAGAAGAAGTCCAAGCTCGATTAGGCGATATTGAAAAGGTAAGACCTGCTGGATGTATATTGCATCGCACCATAGGTAACCACGATTTACGCTTTGATGGCAAGCTGTCTAATGTTTTACCCCAGTATGAAGGTGTCAAGGGTATGTGCCTAGCGGATCATCTCTATGGCTGGTCATATAGCTGGTCAGTAGTAATTAACAAAAATACGATGGTAAAACACCGTTGGCATAACGGAATACACGCTGTATATAACAACATTCTCAAGGGCGGTATGAGTATGGTCACGGGCCATCTACATTCATTAAAAGTTACCCCGTGGTCTAACTATACTGGCGATATGTATGGCGTTGATACTGGAATGATGGCGGCAGTTAAGGATGACCAGTTTATGTACCATGAGGATTCAAGCGTCAACTGGCGAGCTGGATTTGCAGTTTTAACTTATGTAAACGGCCATTTGATGCCCCCTGAACTTGTCCAAGTAATTAATGAAGATGAGGGTTTAGTATTCTTTAGGGGTGAACTACATGAGATTAAGTCCTGAAGCATTAAAACATCTATATTCCAGTCTTTATTGTACTTACCCATTTACTAAATGGCCTATGCCATTGCCTGAAGAAATAGAATTTGTAGTAACGCCTGACCCTGAAGTAATGGGTACATATCTGCTAGATACGGGCGGTGACTACGCTCATACCATTACCATCTCATCAGGGCGTTGTAGTCACTTTTATACTGTTTTAACCACCCTTGCTCATGAGTGCGTACACATGAGTTTTTATAAACAAAAAGGGGATAAATGGTTGCAACATGGAAAGCCGTTTAGAACCCGTTGCAAGATGGTAGCTAACGAACTAGGTTTTGATCCGCTGGAATTGTAAAGTTTTGAAAAAAGATTGTAAAGTTTCTTATAGTTTGTGTGCAATTTGTAACCTAAAAGTATATATTTTGTGTACATATTGATACCTATATGTATCAAAAATGGCAAAAAATGTACACATTAAGATACATAAATAGGTTCTTAAGTGGGTTAAGGATTCTTTTATGAATCATTAACTTTCCCGTTCGGGAAGATATACACCGATATACCTTGATATACACCCATATATTCCCGTTCGGGAAATTTTTTATTATTTGGCCATGTAATACAAGCCAATGTTGGCTGTGGCGTAAGACATATAGGTAACACCCATAGGTACATTGCCTTTAACGACCTGCTCTATACCTATATAGGCATAAATCAAGCCTGTAACGATGATTAACCAGCTACTCACCTAGCAAGCTTTCCGTTTGCTCAAGGAGTTTTTCTTCCGTGATTTGGTACACGATTTCGAATTGTTTGCGGCCCATTCCGTGAATACTGGTATTTGATCCTCTATGGTGGTACGGACATAAGGGGATAACAGGACTAACGCTTCTAGGCATAGTTCGTCTAATGTGATGCAATTCTGCTGGCGTTTCACCAAGCTGGAGATGCCTACATAATGAGCATCCCAGTTCAGCAATTTTTCTGTTTCTTTCACGTTCAGTTTTCGTCATTTTGAAGTATTAATGCTGGCGAATAAATCATTCCAGTTATAGATCTTATGTATTAAATCTTCGTTTTCAATCTCATATGTATCGGCTTTAAGTTCAAAAGCCGTGCCGTTGGTTCTTTCGCGAATCGTACCCTTTTCGTAAAACTTGGCAAACCATAAAAAGGTTGCTTTTGGTAACCATCCGCAAATTGTAAGCTTATCATTTAATGTATTTAGGCTGGCAAATATATAGCCATCGACATTAAATCTAGTCTGTGATGCTATCAGATTGTTTACATAGTCTAGTTTGGGAGTGACCGTTCGCCCCATAGTTTTGATGTCAAGCTTTTTGCCATGAATTACAAAATCAACGCCACCGTCATGGGTAGTAGATGATTGCATAAATGGCAAGCCCAAAGCATGAGCCATCATATTTTGCCCAATAACCCCAACCAATTGCTGTTCTTTAGTGCCATTGGAGTTATCAGGGCGCATACCCAAATTGTTATGTTCTACAAACTTCTTGCTTGCTTCGATAACAACTGGGGGAACGGTTACGCTAAACGCCATTGATATGATCTACGGTCATCTGTTCCAGTTTTTCGGCTGATTCTGCAATATCCACGCTTAATTCAAGCATTTGGGTATAGTCTTTGCGAATCAACGCATCGTCATACATCTTGCAAAATAGCTTTAGGATTAAAAATTCTTCTGTTAATTTTAATTGGCTCATTTTAAGATCCTGTCTTGTGTTCGGTTGGATACTTCTAGGGTTTGCCATGTGGCATGACGCAAGCGGGCGGCTTCCAATTCCCACTTCAGCTTTTCAGCGTTTTCTGTTGCCGCGCCAATTGCCTTGCATAAGTCTTGGTATTCTTGGCTGGCATAAGCTTCGCGTTCTTGCGCTCCAATAGTTTGTTCGCCTGACTTTTGCATCATTATGGCCTTCAAACTACTCTTAAAACACTCTAGCTGGGATAACTCACCTTTAGCAGATGCGAACGCACCAGCGTTTTTAATAATAAAGTCAATACAAGCATTAGGATCTATCTCACGCATCTAATCTCTCCGTTAATAAGTTCCATGCAACAGCCGCCACTTGCGGTACTTGTCCGTTTCCAACGGCTTTATTTCTGTCCAATCTTGCGGCCACCCCATCAGCCATTCTTGCAGGTTCGGGTTGATTGAAGATGGTACATATGTCCCATTCTCCTTTGCGGTGCGCCTGACCCCCGAACCTCCAGCGTTGCCCCCCCCCGTTCCTGTTGTCGGTGTCGGCCATATTACTCCCCGTTTTGCCATAGCTTTCCTGCTGTTGCTCCCACCGCTTGATCCTGTGGTCGGAGTATGGAAGAAACGCTCGTTGTCGGGCAACAATCCAAATTCTCTTTC